CCACAATCATCCGCCGCTGCGCTCGAATCTCGTCGAGAATACCGATAACCTCGCGCCAGACTTTCAGCGCCGCCACGTAACCGCGACCATACCCGCCATCTACACGTTCGATTGTTGAGACGTTGTGCTCCGCACACACGTAGTCGTGTATTAATCTCTCGAGCCAATCGAGCGAGTCCAACACGATCGTCTCGAAATCGTGTGCCTCGTCACGCACGTAGCAGAGCGCGCGACGTACTTCGTCGTACGACTTCGCTAACGGAAAATGCGCGACATCGAGGTCGCCGAGACCATCTTCCGTCAGTACGAAGATCGGTTTCGGCGTCGACGCACCGAACGTCGTCTTGCCAATGCCCTCGACGCCGTAAAGCATCACTCTCGGCGGTAACTTCTCTACTTCGCGAATCGGTTTCATCGCAACACCTCTACACTTAGCACAACTCCTCGAACCCGCAACCGTAGCCTACCTCGCGTTCGATTTTTTTGTAGTCGCGTCGTCAAAAACGATGACGTTTCATCGAACTGAAATCAACAAAATTGCCTTGTTTTCTAGGCGAATTTGCGCGTGTTCGATCTCGTACAAAAAATCGCATAGCTCGGGGTTGATGCCGTGATGTCGACCGAACGGCATCTCGGACGGGAACTGCGTAACATCGTTCGTGACCACGACATGTCGCCACTTCGATCGCACTACAATTTCGCGCAGCCAACTGCGAACGTGTGCAAACGGCCAGTACGCGAGAACGTCTTTCACGAGGAGCGCATCGCCGTCGGGAAGCGAATCGATCTCAAACGCGTTGGCATACTCGAAGCGAAGATTCGATAGATCGCTCTCCGGTAGTATTTCGCGCACGCAGTCGAGACCGATGACCTCGACTCCAGTTCGACGCGCGATCTCTTTCGTGATTCGACCGTTGCCGCACCCAAGATCGACGATCTTGGTCCAACTGTGCGTCTTAGCTAAAGTCTCAATGCATGCAAGATACGCGCGATCATCCGGCGACGGTAAGTCGAAAACACGCGTGGCGCCGCGTCGATAAAGATTCGTGAACGCGGATTCGCACTCTTCGACTTCGTGTTCGGCGAGTTTCGCGAACTCGCGCCATACGAACGTCTCGAACGGTAAATGCGGCGCGAAATCGACGGAGCAGTCGCGAGCATTCCAGTCGCATGCGCGGAAAAGCTTCGAGACCGGCCGGTGCACTACGAATCTTCGATTATCGATCGAACACACAAACGCAGGATGCTGCCACGTCGCTGACCCGACGATCGTGCACGGCAACTCGGTTATTGCGAGTGCAAGTCGCCACGCGTCCTGATCGCCGTATACGTGCTGAAAATAAAAGTCGCTGTGTTGGCAGATCCAGTCTGCGATGACAACGAGTGGCCACGCGTTCTCGCGATCGACGAAGAATTGGCCGCCTTGAACGCCGACTACATCGCATCGCTCGTGCGACGGCCAAACGTAGTGCCAGCGGATATTCTGCCGATTCTCGCTCCAGAACGCGAAGTCCGAGAAGCGATCGAAGTACGGCGTCGGATCGACGACGCAGTACGCGTCGGCATCGAGGAAAAGTACGCGACGAAACCTCGTGTGCCGAATCGCGTGCAACTTCGCTTCCCAGCCGCGAAGAATTCGCGGTTGCGTCGTCTTCGCAACTTCGCGTGCGTCGATGATTCGAACATCGTAGCCGGCCACGTCGGATTCGCGGATCGACTCCTCGTCAGCGTAGTGGCCGCGCCAGATTTCGATCGGCCCGCAATAGCCGATGTGGCGAAGTAAACGCACACCGACTACGATGCCTGGCCAATATCGACCACCGCCGACGTAAACGATTCCGAAGTCGAAGTCGTGGCCAGCGTACGGCTCGTTGTGTGCAAGATCGATCACGCGATCGAGCGCTTCGTAGTGAGCGCGGATCGTGTTGGGACAATACGCCCACTTTCGATCGCCGGTGTGATCGCGAACGTTCGCGAGCGGATCGATCATGACGACCTCGACTTAGGCGGGCCTAAGTACGAACGAACCTGATGCGCAACGACCAGGAAGGATTGTGAGATAAAACGTAGGATTGCCGGGACATCCGGTTACCGTTACCTCAAAGTCGTTTGCATTCAATTCACAAAGTGGAAAAACACAATAGAAATCAAAGAAAAAATCTAAGTAACCAGAATTGCAAATGAACGTAGTATATATGATTAGATAATTTGGCGGAGGCCCATCATCGCATATACCGGACGTCATATAAAACAACCATGCTATAGAGTTTCCGACCCAGCTCTGCGAATTCGTTACTCCCGAGTAAGACCTTCCAGAAACGACGAAATCGTACTCGAGTACGTACTCGCTGCCGTCTTGCGGACAGCATCCGCCACCGCCACCGCCTCCGCCTCCGCCACCTCCACCACCAGGACTCGAAATCGATCCGCCATACGGCGCACTCGTGCAATCCGGAACACGTACACGATTGCCGCTCGCATCCTCGTAGAAGATATCGACGATCGCACCCGAGTAATCGCGAACAACGCAGAGCTTCGTTAGGCACTCGATGCACTGACGCTCCTCGTCTTCGTCTCGCTCTTCTTCGTCTTCGATCGCGAATCCGTAAGGACCGTAGTACGCGTAGCCGTACTCATCAATCTTCAACTTCTTGCATCGCCGCTGGTGCCGCGAATCGCCGAGTCGAAGTAGCGCGTAGTTGCCGACGCGATAAAGAATGCGCGCCGGTCCGTAGTCGTCCGCTTCGAGAAAATACGGATCGCCGGGAATCGCGTGCGCGTACTTGCCCTCACCGTAGACGTAACCGAAGACGACGCCGCTCACCGCTGCACGCGCGAGCGTGACACCGTCTGAAGGCTCGATAAGAACGACAAACGGATCGCACGAGTCCTCAGGAGCTTCGACGCGATACGCTTGCGGTGCGAGAAGCGTGTCCGACGACGTGAGATTGTCAACAATTCGCCAGATCGTGTACTCGCGCGCCGGCACTGGCGTCTTCACGTAAACGATATTATGCGGCTGCAACGCGCGGAAAATCTCTTTCTCGGTATCGCTCGGCGATGCTCGCGGTCGCAAAACGCGACGCGCCGATTCGATCAGGAGATTGATCCGATCAGCGCGCGTAAGTTCGCCGATCGGATCGCCGGGAGAAACGAACGATAATGGATCACTCACAATCGCACCTCACGTTCCGATACCGAGTAGACTAAAGTCGCCTTCTTCGTAGACGACCGAGACGTACGCCGCAACCGGTTCTTGAACGACCATGCCCCAACGCGTAACTGGTCGATACTTGACCCAGAGATAGTCGTGGCCACGTTTCAGTGGCACCGTTATGTCCTTCGTGATGCGAACGTTTCGCTGGTTACGTTCGACTCGAAACTTGTGTGTAACTTTCCACGCGCTCGCATTTTCTTTATCCGCGACGCAGCCGAGATAGAGAACCTCGCCCGGCTCGAAGTGATAGAATTTCTTCTTATTGACTTTGCCGATCAGACTCATCACGGTTTGAATATATGCGACATTCACGACTGGAATCGTGATGCGCCGCTCGAACGAAAGCGACGGCGCAGCGATGTCGCATCCCTCGATCGAATCTTCGGAGACGTTGATTGCGTTCTCGAAATCCGGCGCATCGGCTGGCATGATCCACACTCCGCCACTCGTACCGACTGGCGCGGGACTGCGATCGAGGACCCAACGCGTGCCGTACTGCACTACGATCCGATACGGACCATAAGTCCACGCCGACGGCCCGCCCGTTACGAAAATCGTTCGACCTACGTGCGTGGGATTCGGTACGATGCCGTCGGGGATCACTTCGAAAGTCGCGACGCACTGCAAATTCGTTCCACTCGCGGTCGCGTTGCCAACGCCGACTCGACCTTGCGAAATCGCACTCGTAACGTGGATCTGCTGCGCCTCCGCGGAGATCGAATAACCGAACGAGAGATCGACCGTATCCGTCGCTGGCGCCGACTTCGTTGACGACGGCGGACTCGCATCGACCGCCTCGTCACTCGGCTCCGCGGAATACGTGATCGCGACATCGTAAGTTCGGCCGTCTTCGTTCGCGCGAATATCTACGTCCGATCGCGTAAGACCTAGGAAGATCGGGGGCGTGTACGCATAGATCGCGTTCGCAACCGAGATCGCGTCAGGATAGTCGATTGCGTGCACGTTGATCCGATAACTCGTGCGGTTATACGAGAGCGACAGCTCGTCGGGATTGATCTTGAAGAGAAGATGCGGCATACTACTTCACCTTCATGTTCGCGTCAACACCCTGCTGCACTCTTCGCACTTCCTTTAGAATATCCGCGAGCAAATCTTCTTGGCGCTTCTGTACGCGCGCACCGAACGCGAACTGTTGTCGCGCTGCGAACGCCGTAAACGTACCGCGTGCTTCGCTGATCGCGAGCATGTTCGCGAGGTCTTCTTTTGGCACGAAGTTCGCTTGCATCTCGCCGACGCGACCTTTCGGCGGACCCTGCTGCTCCTGCTGCTGCTGTTGGCGTTTCAGCGCCTGCAAGATCATCTGCTCGAGTTCCCATCGCAGTTGGTCGACGCGTGCGCGATCGACGTTCTCGATCTTATCCCTGAGGAATTTATCGATCTCTTCCGCGTTCAGCATAAGCGCACCTTGACCGAGCGCACCGACGCCAACGCCAATAAGACCACCGGCTGGCCCACCGATAAGGAGACCCGCGCCGCCACCCACGAGCGGCAACACCCACGGATTATTCGCGAAGAACTCGAAAATGTCGCGAACGAAGCTCCACCACAGGCGCTTCAACGATCGGATCAGCGTGGCCCACGTTAGTTCTAACGCCTTTACGAGTATATTGAACGCGGTCTCGATGTCGCCGGACTTTATCGAAGCCACGATCGCCTTGATCGAATTCGACCAGTCGGTCGCGAGTCCTTGCAAGTCGGTCTTCAGCTCGCGGAACTTATCGATCGTGTTGTTGCCGCTCGCGACCGCAGCCACGCCGAGCGCGACCACGCCAGCGACGACCAGACCAATCGGGCTCATGATCGCAAGCAACACGAGCTTGAGCGCAGCGAGGAGCGCGCTGAAAACGCCAATCGCGATCGAGACGAGCTTCACGATGCCCGCGAAAGCGAGTAGCGCAGTACCGGCAGTTACGAGACCTGCAGCGAACGCTGCCACCGCGATGACAGCGCCTTGGTTCTCGCGCACCCACTCGACGAGACTCGCAGTCGCGTTCTTCAGCCACGCCGCGATCGACTCCAACACCGGCGCAATCGCAGCAGCGACTTCGTACCAGACTGCGGAAAGCGAAGCCGTGATTTCGCGCCACGATTGCATGACTTGCGTAGCGCGCTGCACTCGTTCGCTTGTGGTCGCAGTAAGATTCGCGAGCTTCTCCTTAGCGTCGTCCGATAACATGCCCATCGAGACGAGGGCCATGCCGACCCTATCGCCGAAGAGCTCGACCGCGATACGTGCACGCTGCGTCTCGTCCGGAATGCGCTGCAATGCTCCAAGTACGACCTCGAGTCGCTGCTCGAGCGGCAGATGCGCGAACGAGATAACGCCGAGATTTTCGAGTACGTCTCCGAACTCGGCCACCGCTTTCGCATCGAGTTTCGCGGTCATACTCTCGAGCGATGCGCCAAGCTCGTCGACGCTCACGTTCCAGACGCGAAAGAGCGACGTAAGCTTCGAGAACTGCTCGACCGACGTGCGCAATCGCAACGCCCAACCACCTATCGCTTCCTGCTCTTGAAAAACCGATAGCGCCGGTCGAAACGCTGCGAGTATCGACGCGCCGATGCCCTGCAGCGCAACGCCCCACGTTGCGAGCTTACGCGAGACCGCGTTGAGGTCCGCGGTCAGTCGATCCGTGAGCGTCAACTCGACGCTTGCGCGACCCGCTCGGATTTCTGCTGGGCTAGCCACGACTTCAGATCGTCCTTCGTTAGTAACGGCAGCTCGTTGTCGTTCCGGACACCGAACCGCTCGAGGTACTCGACGACATCCGGGAAAATATCTTCGACTCGAATCGTCGGCGACTCGCTGCCGCGAAACGCGTTCGCAATCGCCGCGGCGATGACACCGTAGTGACAATGATCATGGAATAATCGACTTTCGTACATCGTACGCAGTTCGCCGAGCGTAAAGTCCCACGGTGCTACGCCGAGGTAGCCGGCGAAGTGCCAGACGTAGGAGTCGATGTCAGCGCAGTCGCTTGCTCGACTTTCGACAATAGCAGCTTCAACGCGGCGCCGAGAATTTCGCGCATAATGGGATGGCCCTCGAAAAAATCGAGGATCCTCGAGATGAACGCGACTTCGGCGTCCCAGATCGACCGGCCGTAGAGCGACTCGAAAACTTCGTTCGCGGTGACACCGTGCCGTGCAAGCGAGTCGCGACAGAGTACTGTCAGTAACGCCTCCGCCGTCTTGCGATCGCGGAACACGGCACCATCAGCGAGTATGCGCACGAACTCTTCGTAATCGAATCGCTGTGACTCCACGTTGGCGGTCGTAGTGTCCGGTCGCACTACGCGTGCCAGCGCCTCCGAGGCCCACTTCGCAAGATCGAATCCGTGGTCGCGAAGATCGTGATATCGCGCGAAGCTGATCCGCGCGACCTCGTACTCGCGGCCATGCTCGTCCGTAAATCGATGTCGCATCGATGTCACTCCACGTACGTGTGTCGCTCCGCTCCCACTTCGTGTGTCGCTACGCTCCCACTTCGTGTGTCGCTACGCTCCCATTTCGTGTGTCGCTACGCTCCCATTTCGTGTGTCGCTACGCTCCCTCTCGCGATCAGGGCGTTACCTCGAAGTACTCGGGATAGCGATACACGCCGCCATCGAGTAGCGGCGATACCACGAACGTAACCGAGATAACGATAGCCTGGCCCATCTGCTCGGAGCGATTGAATCGTGTCACCTCGACAAGCGATTTTATTCCCCACGAACCGACCTCGGTACGCGGACCGTTGAGACAAAGAACGTGCAGCTGACCGCGAGCGAAAAACGCCTGACGAATTTGCGCGACGCTGGGGTCACCTGCGACATCGAGCATATCGAACTCGATGGTCGCTTCCTTCAGCGTCGCGACCTGCGTGCGCCAACCCGCATGCGCACGCGTCGTCACGTCAGCGGTCGCGTGCGATAAGTTGAGCGTGAGATTGTTCACATTCGGCACCTCGACCCACGTCGGCGAACCCCAGTTATTCGCGCTGTCGACGTAGAGCTTCGCGAGGTGGCCTAATCTCGTTCGACTCATGACTTCGCCTCCTTATAAAACTGCGCTAGTTTCTTCAACCCTTCGCGAAACGCGGGTTTCATGTACTCGCGCTTCGGATACTTCGCGACACGTGCGCCGTATCGACGTACGCCGCTGTGCTCGTGCAACGCAGGCACCGGCGAATCAGAACGCAATAGTGTCGGCCCGATGACAACGCTCTTCTTTCGCTCGTCGAGCGAGAAGAAGATGAGCTTTCGCAGATGCCCCTTACGCACCGACGGCGGTTGCCCCGGTGGCGACGCGGTCTTACGTCGACGCATACTTCGCTGCGCGACCAACCGCACAAACGCACCGAATCGCTTGAAGACGCGCAGCGTCTTGCGATCGAAGTGGCGCACGACCGCTTGCCGATCGAGAAAAAGCTGCTTGACTTTTACGATCGACTCCGACGGCATCACAACGGCTCCAGTACTGCGTAACGCGCGGTTATACTCGCGCGCACGAACGAACTTTCGTCAAATACTTCTTCGATCTCGTAAAGCGGATCGGAAAACGAGATCGACTCGAACGCGTACGCGATACCACTACGTTCGAGTACTTCTTCGCTCGTGAGTCGCGATGCGATCGAGTGCGCATCGTTCACGACGGTCTCGATCGAAGACGCGTCCACGTACGGTCGAGCGCGAACGACTTCTACGTCGAGAAGGAATCGAAATCGCGATCGCGAAAGCCGCTCGCGCTCGGAGCGAACGAACGTAACGACGCACACGTCGGGCGTCTCGCGTGCGAGGACCCAATAGTGTGCCCACGTCTTCGACGCCGCAACCGAGGCCGCCGGTGGCGGACCGTTGAGCGCGTCGACAACGGCATCCAGTAGATTCGCGATCATCGATCCATCAACACGAGGGCACGAGTCGCTGCCGAGGGAACGTCACTACCGACTACTACGCCAACACGTTTATTGCCGGTCGCTGTCGTTGTAAGCCGGTTATTCGGACCGTCCCAGTAAACGACTGTTCCTTGCGTCCAGGAAGCGCCTGTATCGCGCGGGCCTTCGATAACGGCGCCGACCGCGACACCACCCTGGACGCCGGCCTTCATCGGTTCGAGCGTAACCGCCGGCATGTCGCCGAGAAAAACGAGCCTGCCAGCGGGCTGGTCGGAACCGAACGTGGCCGGAACCACGAGATCGTGATGTTTGACAACAATGTTCATCGTTTACCTCCGTTAGGATGCTAACCTCGTCCACACACGAACGAGGAAACCATAGGGATCACTCGAAGTCGTTGCGTGCGCACCACCGATCGCGCGCACAACAACGTATCGCTGCGATGTCGCGACGTTGACGATTTCGTCTGCGATCCGCGGCCAATATCCGGATGGTAAGTCGCTCGCTCGCACAACGAAGCATTGCGTTGTCGTGTCGGCTGCGACTTGACCGCCGAATGACACTGACTGCGAATCGCGGCGTGCGACTACGGCGTCGATCTCAGAACCGTTGGGAAGCCGAAGCCGAACACCGCGACTGCGAAGTAGTGTCTCGAAGAAATCGTTTAGGATCGCGTTCATCGTTTCTCGCTGTCATCACGGCGTCGCACGCACTGCAGCGCGATGATCGAGTAGCGCGACACCGAAGTGCCAATAAGCGCGTACCGAGTAACCGAGGAACTGCGGACTCGGCTGCACCTCTTCGATGATCGGCGTCTCCTGGCCACGCAGGAACGCGACTGCGAACGCCGGTGTCGTAGCAGGATCAGCTACGAGATACCACGTCGAATTGGCACCGTTCGTCGGCAGATACTGCGTAACGACCGGCTCGAATTGACCGGCATAGGCGTTCGTTACCGGCAACGTACGATCGCTGTTGCCCGAGATTACGATCGTTACGGCTGAGAACAGATTCTCGGCAGTCGCTTTCAAGCCTACGGGCACTACGAGAAAGCTCGGTTTCACGAAGACCGGCTGACCGAACTGGTCCGTTTGCGCGAGCATTCTTTCGACGGCGCGATCGAGATTCGGAATCGTAAGCGGTGCACCCGTCACGACGTTCGCGTTCGCGGTGCTGAAAAAGTTGCCCGGGTTCGCGACGATCGTGCTCCAGAAGAGATTCTCGAGTGCGATAATCGCGCCTCGCGCAGCTTCCTGCGGAATCGCGAGAAACGCACCGAGATCATCGTTGATAACGTCTTGATGCGTGATCGTGAACAACCGACCATATGTATCGATTTTCACTTGCCAGCCGGTATCGCCGATGCGCTCCTGCGCGATCGAACCGCTCAGCGGTACTCTCTCGAACTGCGCAAACGCGTTGAGCCTCGCGAGCGTGTGCGGCATGAAGTTTACGGTCTCCACGACTCGCGCGACTCGCAGGCACGTCGGTGGCATCGTCTCGTAAGTCGAAACGAGGATGCGATACGCCGACTCGCGGAGCAAGTTTGGAAACGATCGCACGCTGAACGCGGCGCGGATCACGTCCGTTGGCGAAGAATACGGATCGACGCGATGACCTTCGAGTCGTAGGCACTCACGTGCAAGCTGCAGCAAACCGAGGTTGCGATACTTCGATGCGGCATCGACGATCCGCGGCGCGAACTTCTTCTCTACACTCTTCGCGACCGAACCGCCAGCGCGAAGCATGACTGCGGCGGTCAGCACTTCGGTCGTGTCCACGCCGGCATCGAATGCGTGCACAACTCGACTGCTCGGACGACTCGCACGAATCGCAGCGAGCTGGCACTTCTTCGTCGACCAGTTCTCTTGAATCGCACGCTCCGCGAGATGCGGATACTTACCTAGGATTCGTTTCACAATTTCAACCCTCCGAGCGGCTTTCGCGGCCACGACTGACGTGCCGATGTCGGCCGGTACGTCAACGATCGAAATCTCGCGCAACACGGCGAGATCGACTACGTAAAGCGGACCCGTAAACGACTGCCCGTTGACCTCGACTTCGGCGCCGTCAGGAATCTCGCGATACTCGACGACCTCGAGACCGATCGACGCCTTCCACGGAAAGCCGTTCTCGATCGACGAGAGAAAGTCGCGCGAGTACTCGGTATCGCGCGAGACCACGGCGTCTGCTACGATCTCGTTGCTCTCGATCGCGATATTCGTTGTGTGGCCGATACCGGCGTACTCGTCGTGCGCGTAACGAATCGGCAACGAACTCGTCGGAATCTCGAGACCGTCGAGATCGACTACGACCGGTAGCGGCCAACCTTCGACGGTCATCGTACCGCCGGTGTACGCGACGATCTGGATTTTCCTTAGCTCTGACGCGGCATCGTCAGTCGGCTGCGCTTCTTCGGTCGCCGGCTGCGACTCTTCGTCTTGCGCAGCGACTTCGTTTTCGTTTTCGTCTTCTTCGTCTTCGAGCTCGTCTTCAGGATCCTGCGCGCGAATCCTCGCCTTCGCTCGAATCCGAAGAAACTTTTTCGTCGTCTTCGGCATCGCTGTTACCTCCTTTCTCGAAAAGGAAATCGAGACCGAGTTCGCTCGCGAGCGCGTACTCTTTCGCCCGCTGACGCAACTCGGTCACCCAATCACGACCCTGCTTCGCGTACTCGTACGCGAACGTCGTGAGACCACTTTTAAGACGCAAGCGCTGCGCCTTCGCTTCTTTCTCCGGATCGACGCCCTCAAGTGCCGGCCAGTACCACTCGTGATCCGGTACGTCACGACCTAAGCCGACTAACGCTGACGCTTCGCTGTCAGCGATGCGCCACTCGCGATAGAACGCTCGCAAGAGCGGCTCAAGTACGATCGCTTCGATCCGCGCACGCTCGACTTCGAGCGCGCGATACCAGTTGCGCAGATCGAGTCGGCCACTCGAAAAGTTCGCTCGCGAAGAGTCGTTGAGCGCAACCACGACGGGAACGTTGAGGCAGCGCGCGATCTCACTCATGAGGTGGTACACGAAATCGCCATAAGTAGTTGTCGGATGCTGCGCCGTCATCTGCGACAGACGCCAACCCGGTGGCAACACGGTAGCACTTCGCGGTCGAAGATCGACGAATTGCCAGACTAGCTCGCGGGCGAATCGCTCCGCATCGCGCGGAATATACGCAGCCGAGTCGGTCTGCAAAACCGCCGCAAGATTCGCAGCCGTCTCAGCCGCAGCCGCGGTCGCGAGCGTGAATCGGCGCAAGATCGAGAACAACGGCAGCGCCGGCGTAATCTCGGGAACGCCGCGCCACTGGCCCGGTCGCTCGCGATGGAAGTAGTGAATAACCGAGTCCGCCGGTATCGTCTCGTACGAGTAGTCGATGTCGGCGATCGCGATGTCACCGGGATGCCGCCGCAGTACGTGATACGCCGCCGGCATCCCATAGTCATCGAAAACGATACCCTCAACCGGCTGCATGAGTGCAGAGATCGGACCTTCGCTAACTTGCTCCGGCTCAACGAGTCGAACCGCGAGCTTCACTTTCGTTCGCTGCCGCGGATAGTCGCAGAGAATCGCGAAGGCCTCGCCGTCGACTACGACGCAGCGTCGCATCGTGCGCAGAATTTCCGGAAGATCGATCACAGCGCACCACTCGGACCACGCGCGCTCGAGACGAAGATTCAACTCTTCGTTCGCAGTACGGACTTGCAAAACCGGCCCGGTGCCGACCGTATAATTCGCGATCGTTGAGACGATGCCGTTCGCGTAACTGTTATTCGCGACTTCGTAACGCGCTCGATTTCGCAACGTGCGCCGCACACTCGGCGTCAACGCAGCCGACGGCGATAGTGCATCCGCTTGCGACCAGTGCTGCGCGTTGTCCGGAGTCGTAGCCGCGGCATCGTAACGCGCGCGAAGCGAAACGTCCGCTCGCGCTGACGAGGTGTTGTCGCTCGAACGAAAGACTCGACGCAACCACCCAATCATCCTAACGCTCCCGGCGCGTTCATCTTCACGACGACCGCTTTCGGCTCCGATACTTCGCGCACGAACTCGAGTAACTCGCCCACGTCGCGATACTGAATCGTCATGCCGTCGACAGTAACCGTCTTCGGCTGACGCGCTTGCTCGACTAACGATTCGATAAGCTGCTGTCGTTGCACTTCGTCAATCATGACATCGCCCTCGCACGGTAACGAAGTAATCCCTCGAGCAGCCAGTTCGAACTCGAATCCGAAGTCGAAGTCGAACTCGACTCGATCGAGTCGAAAATCTCTCGCGCAACGAGCGCGCCGACAAGACAGTCGAAGTAGTGGTTCTCGCGCGCGGGTAATAGCGTCCACTCGACGCACTGCCGCCAAATCGACTGCGTGGCCACGCCTGTCTCCGACGTAAGATGCTCGATAATAACCGGCGCATCGACTGTCCGCGCGATCTCGACCGAAGACGATGCGAAGAGATTCGCGACACTCGTCTTCGCACGGTTCGTGTCGATAAGGACGCTGGTCGTAGCGCGGTCCGGATCGCGGGTCATACGCCACGCGCTACCCGTTACATCGCCTGGCTTCGTTAGCTCGACGACCGACGCTTTCGATCGCGCACCGACGTAGCGACCGTAAGCCGGATAGACGCGATCGTGAATCGCGGCCACTGCTGATACGATGTCGCTACGATAACCGGAGTCCACGAGTACGAAGCTATTCGGATAGCGAGCACGAAGCTGCGCGAGTAGATCGTGCAATCCTCGCTCGATCGACTGCGGCGCCGCGATGCGATAGAAGCCCTCGAGCGACAGCGCTGGCCGCGATGCCGAGTAGTAATTCGCGTGTTGCTCGGGCCACGTCGAGAACGCTACACGTACACGGTCGTTCTCGCGAGCAACGACCGCGTAGTAGAGAATCCGTTCCTGCACGTCGACGTAAATCCCGACTCGCTCCGAAGGCGCGATCGAGAAATCGCCGAACGCGGACGCAACCGACTCCGGCGCGATCGCGATCGAATCGTCCGCAACGACGTTCGCCGCGGGCTCGTTCTGGTACTCCGAGTAGAACGCGTTACGATCCTGAAAATAAAGATGCATCGCGTGCTGAATCGCGGATACCTCAATGCGAACATCGTAGCACGCTTCCCAGAATGGAACCGCACCGGCATCGAGCTGCGCGCGATGCGCGAGGTAGTAGTCATTTATCTTCTTGTAATCGCGCACGCGAATCGCATCACGATAGACGCGCTCGTACTCCGACCACGCCGCCATATCGGTCGGCATCGAACGAAGAAGACCAATACGTTCGCCGCTCCACTCGGGCAGCGACAGCAGCTGGTCACTGAGGTCGCCGCGGCGAATGACAGTGCATGTACAGAGCACTGCGGCTTTGTGGTCGTGCGCCATCGTACCGAGTATGTCGGACTGGATGAGAGCGCGTCGATATTCGCACTGCCGCGGCGACATCGCGCTGTCACGCGTTTGCGGGTCGTCGATCAAGATGAGCTGCGGCCGCACTAACCGGCCATCAGGCAACGCATGCTGCAAGCCGCGAAGTGAACCGCCACGCAACGGCACCGACTGGATCAACGCGCCCGAACACTTCGAGCCGTCGATCGACGCGAGTACGATCCGATCGAACGTCAGCCGAAGATGCGTCGGCTTGCCATCGAAGAGCTGAAACCGCATGCGCTGCAGACTGCCGTCGGCACGCAAGATCGGATAACACGCCTCGGGATAATCCTCGATAAGCTCGCGCGCCGTCGTCAACCAGAGAATAAGATTCTGAATCGTCTGTCGCGCGCGCTGACCATTCGCGGTCACTACGAGTACGTACTTCGCGTGGCCGTGCAGTACAGCCCACAACGCGGTCGCGAGCGAAAGCGAAGTCTTGCCGCT